CACTCTCAGGCATTAAGTGAATTCATACACAACAGGCGGAGCTTGGAACATGATTAAATTATAGTCCTCTGCTGTTGAAGTGAACGCATAATATAACGTTCCAGCAGCAGCTTTGCCTTGAACCTTCAATTGTTGATATAAGATTTGGTTCATTGTTGGATTCTTAGTTAGATCTCCTGCTGCTGTCACATTAGTGATAGCGCAAGCTAATGCGAATCTAGTGTTTGAATAAAAAGGTAGTTCAATGTCTACAGTATTATTGTATGACATTTTTGTGATAGACATTCCCGTTGCTCCAGATTGAAAATCTTGAACAATGGTTCCATGTGTCGGATTATTTAATGCTATCACACTGGCTATTGCGGAAACAGGAACTTCAGTGCTCTTACGAGCTACTGTTAACAAGCCATAAGATCTTACATCTCTAGCTGTGTTAATTGTTTGATCGTTCCACAAAAAGAACTTCCACCTCATTCCTCCGCGTTTTGCGAAGAAGGCAGGTGAAAAGTACGACTCGTAACAGAGCCGTCGCGATGCTCCTCGTAAAGTTTCGGGAGCAAAGTGAGGGAAGTTTGCGGTTACTAACTGACCGTCTGTTCCACTTCCTTGGACGAAATTATTTACATACGTAGCCATAGGACGTTTTAACAACATCCTAGCTGATACACAAGTTTCGCCCATTACAGTAGCAACATCTCCTGGTTCCTGTGCTTCAATAAGAACTTTCTTATTGAATGTACCAATACCAGATGTTGGAACAAAGATCGAATCTTCCCATCCTTCATCAGGCTGACCCAATGTTAATTCTTCACATTTCATGTAAAGATTAACATCAACTCCAGCCCCTGTACCAGGATTTTGCGAAACATCTCCTGGTGCTACCAACTCATTAAGAACGCTTACTACAAGCATTCCTAAGTCAGTATCAGCATTTTTTGCTGTTTGCAAATCAAATGCTGTATCATCATATTTTCTTGGAGTAAAAGTTGATGACGCTATTCCACGACATTTTAACATAACGTTATTATTAACATAATCGATAGTTATTTCGAGTTCTTTACACTCTGAAATATCCATGATTATAGTCTGTCGTGTATTCACTTCAGCAGTATAAACATCACTTACTGCTAAAGCAGCACTCTGAACCATAGGATCAAATTGAATCTGCAACGCACCTGAATGATATTTTGATGCAACAACTTCAATCCTATAGGTTATAGAGCCCCGCCAGTACTTAAACAAGCGAGCTACATATCCGGCAGGACTCATAACTGTAGCTCTCCGAGTAGGGGTAGTACCCCATGTATCCGTTCGCCTAATAGCAAAAGGATTTACTATAGCTGCTAAGACAATCTTCTCTGCTCCTGCAGTGACAAATTGTCCTCCTGCTCCTAACCACTTTCCTTTAGTTAACCACTGCTCACGCGTATACATGGATTTAAAAGCCATGTCATCATTTGAGCCAGCTCCTATAACTCTGGGATCAATTGTTTGTTCTTGCTTAGAGTCTAAAGATAGCTTAGTAGCTGTATCTGGTTGATCAGTAGTAGCTAGATTACGAAACAACCTCAAAACACGAGGTTGTGAAGTTTCAATAGTTACTGGATTCGAAAAACCAAAAATTCTAGCTATGCCTCCTACAGCATTAGCTCCAATCGTGGTTGCTCTAGCGAAAGGTCCTATCACTGGGATATCAGTTAACCTTCCTGATACATTAGCAATTGCGGTAGCTGTATTTGATAATACTCCGCCAACTGCTTCTTCTGTTTCATCATTAACTGTCTCATTAGTAATACGATATTTCTTTAGAGCCTTACCTTTACCAGCAGTAGGAACAAGATTAGTAGGAACATGCATCTCAAAGTCTTCTGCCCAACAAAATATTGCAACATTCATAACTGTTGAAGCTGTATCATTAGCTCGACTCAAGACATTGAGATCAGAATAATTAATAGATCCCAAACTGAACTTACCAGTTCCTGAAGCT